ATGGTAACTCGGACAATGCAACAAAAGTATCAGTATGATCGTGTTTTATCCGGCGAACTCCACCCATTCCCTGGCATATACGAGGCGGTTTCCGAACAAATCCTTTTGCTCATTTTTAAAGCACGTCAACTATATCAGGATCCAGAATATCGCCCCTGGTTTGAAGAACAGCACAGAGTACTCTCTGCATTACGTGCCAATACAGAGCTCCTGAGAATCTTTAGAGAACAAAGAAGCACTGAAGAACCAAAGCTTACTATTGAAGAGTCTACCTCCCCCCAACCCACTCCTTCTGCTCTTACAGATGCGCTTAATGTGATGTGCCATTTATACAATGGTTTTGATGAAGGAAATATCAGTCTGAAAACCTGGGGGGCGATGCAAGAGGTACAGACAACATCAACCTTTATCAGCCCAGGACCGAGAACCTGGAAAACACCTGAACTGGCAAAGTTTGTAGGAGATGATTTATTTAATATTCTGACTGAATGTAAGGCCTGGAGTTCACCAATTCCAGCAGAAACCCGACAGGGGTATTGCCATCAGGATCTGTCTGTTGCACACTCCTGCACCTCAGAGTTACTGGCACACCTGAATCAATATCATGAAATTGATGAATCAGCAATACTTGCCAGAGTTATTGGTATAACAGTTAACGGATTCTACAAGAAAAATAATACAGACCTTCCAGAATGGCTATCCCCCTTTAAAGAGGAACATAAAATATTCAAAGATTGTCCGGAGCAAAATACCGGGGATGTAATCAGACGGAAAGAACAACTGTTGAAAACAGGACGTACAGAATTCGTGAATAATTTGTGTCGGGTCGCCAACTGGTATGAAATTGAGTCAATATACGATGAATACGTCCGTCTTTATGCCAATGAAATCATTGACTGGTTCAACAAAACCATGAAGTATTTTAAACCAACAGATTTTATCCGATATACATGGAAATTCGCAACAGTTACTCCGGATAAAGATACAGAAACCGGGCATACAACTGCATGGGAAAAGGATTATTGCCAGATAACCATACAACGTGATGAACTTCTGAGGTTGATTCACACTAATACCCTTCAGGATGCTGTAATTTATCTTTGTCATTGTCTGCAGGAGAAATACAAGAAATCATCCCAGAATGAAACAGAGTTTCCAGGAATAAAACCTCCGGCATCAGAGAGTGAAATTAATATAACAGATAATTTTGAATTTCATTCTCTTCTGGAGCTAAGTAAAGATAATGAGAAGCGGCTGGAAACATTTCAAAAATGGTATGAAAAAAATAAAGTTTTGTTAGAAAGTCATAAACAAAAACGAACAGAGAAGATTGACGTTGCCGTACGACTTGTAGGGCTGAAAGCCTATGATCTGCATGAAGGGATTCCGGATAGTCCAAAACGAAAAGTTAAAGATGGCATAAATGAAGACATCAAAGCCGATACCAGTTTACGCCTGTCAAAGACAAATATAAGTGATACGTCGCTAAACCGTTATCGCCGCACTGTTAAGGAGATTATCAATAACGAAATCGACGCATTCCTGTTGGAACAGAAGAAAAAAAATAAAAGATTTCCCTACAGTGAAGATAGAGATGTGATTCGCCCTTTATGGGGAAAATGCCTGACCGGGCAGTAGATCACAGATGGGATAACATCCCGGTTATCCCCTGTTTGTTCTGCTTCAGGTTGCCGGAGCTCCAGGAACACGAGGCAATCGGCAAATTATGCGGCTTTTCCATTAACAGATTCGGCCACAAGAACAACACCGTGTTTGTTTCGATCAGGATGTTCACTCCAGATTTCTGATTCAGGAATACTTTCCCCATCATAGCAGATCCGATCACCATCAAACGGATAATACCGTGCGGAATCTGTATCTAAGATAAACACCTTAAAATTCGTTGAACGACGCGCTATATGCTGCCAGAGGGCTTTACCTCCTTCATATTGCTCGTTATCACTTAATAGTATAACGCCTGCTTTTGTGGCTATTGTTTCATAAACAAACGTAGCAAGGCTAACATCACGTACAGCGCCATCGACAACAATCCCTTCAATCTGAGCAACGTCCTGTTCTTCCCAGAATTTCCGGACAAACACCCCTTCAAGCTGTGAACGACGCTGAAGCTCCAGAGTGGCAACAACCTTATGGCGAATATCACCATCAATAACAGAAGGTGCAGCTTCGATTACCGCAGCGAACGGAGTCTTTGGATCCCAGATGATCTGGTAAAGCACACCCTGAATAGTTACTCCATCCAGTATCGAAAAACGACGAGCTACAGTAGCAGGGGAGTAAGACATTGGAATGACAGCCATTTTATGGCCTAAAATTTGAAAACATCAGTATCAATACTGACCTCATCAGTCTGAGCATATATTGATAAAGTTTTTATGTTTACACTCAATAAATACCTTGCCAAACAACTAATAGCGATGTCTACATTGCCATTCGACATGCTTACAATTTTTGTCAACAAGAAAGTGAATTTATATCAACGGTAAGAAGTAAACACGAGGACACCAAAACCAAATGTACACACTTTTGTGCTTTGTGTCCCCTGTGTGTACCCAAATGACAAACTGCAAGAAAATCTAGGCACACACTTATCTAACTTATTGATTTAAATGGTGCCGATAATAGGAGTCGAACCTACGACCTTCGCATTACGAATTATAAGAATCCACTTCTAATTCAAAGCATTACCCCATCAACACTGCGCTCACACGTCCCACCACATCAAAACATGTAAAGCCTTGCAAGCCATTGCGAGGCCTTATGTGTCTCAGTTTTGTCCCACCTTGTATTACGACTTGCATAGCCAATGAAGATAAACGTGACGACAAACGGCGCAGCAGTCTTCTTTTCCTTCATACTTTCCCCACCCAGCATGCATACCTTCTACCATAACTGTAGTGAATGTCTGTTATGAGCGAAAATCGGAAGTTAGTGTCCTCATAATTTTGATAGAATGTTCGAACTTTTCCTTTCTAAGAAACTTGAGAAGTTATGAAAAAATCACTCGTGCTAGTTATGTTTCTTTTCTCAGCTTGTGTTACTGCGAGTAATGACCTAGATCTATATGATAATCAAGGCAACGCCGTCGTTTATATTTCACTTGATGACGAGTTGACTTTATATAGTTGGGAGGGTGAACCAAGCGCCTACCTTAAACATAACCAGAACAATGAGTTTGATGTTTATGGATTCAATGGGAATCATTTAGGCTGGTTTACTAATGGTATGTTGATTGATCACGATGGCTATGTTGCCTGTGCAGTAAAAGACATGGTTACCACACCTAATTTGCCATCACTTAAATCACTTAAGAGCCTCAAGCCTCTAAAATCGCTAACGGAACTTCCCCCTCTTTTCCCGCTGCTAAAAAATGCCTTTGGTCAGACAAATTGTTCTTTGTTAGTAGCTTCAGGTGTTGCATAAATCCACAACGGATGCATTTCTTGAAAGGGATGCCCCTCCAGAGGATAAAATGCTTACGGTATCCGCTCCTGACACGGAGCGGACCAATCAGGTGGTTGTAAGGTCCGCTATGAGCAAGAAGCGGAAGTTGGCAGTTTTGTGGACTGTCCCCACAAAAGTGACTACAGAAATAGTTGCAATTCATAATTGATCATGGGTTGTCAGTTAAACTCGTGGCGATTTAAATAGACTAATTGGGAGTGCGTCCATTACTTATATCTTGTAATGTTAACTATCAGAAATGATACAAAGATAATATGTCTTTAAAGAAAAGACTGATGGCGAAAAGTGGCCCGATGAGGGCCACTGATCCTACCCACGTAATATGGACACAGGCCTAAGCGAGGTTCTTGTTTTCAAATTGTTCCGGACTGAGGCCGCCACACCAACTGTGCCGCCGCCACCGATTGTAATCACATTCGATATAATTAAACACCGTTGCCCGCATTATTTCCCGGCTGATAAAGTGTTCTCCATGGATACATTCCACTTTCAGCGAATGAAAGAAGCTTTCCACGCAGGCATTATCGTAGCAGCAACCTTTTGCGCTCATACTTCCACGCAGATTATGCCGCTTCAGTTGCGCCTGATAATCTGCTGAACAGTACTGGCCTCCACGGTCCGTGTGAACGATAACGTTCCGGGGCCTCGTACGCCGCCATAGCGCCATCTGCAGGGCATCGCAGGCCAGTTGCGCCGTCATGCGTGGCGACATTGACCAGCCAATAACGGCACGTGACCACAGGTCAATGACCACTGCCAGATACAGCCAGCCTTCATCTGTACGTAAGTACGTGATGTCTCCTGCCCACTTCTGGTTCGGGCCACTGGTGTAAAAATCCTGCTCCAACAGATTTTCTGATACAGGCAGGCCGTGTGCGCGGTAGCTGACCGGGCTGAACTTCCGGGAGGCCTTTGCCCTCAGTCCCTGACGGCGCAGGCTTGCCGCCACGGTTTTTACGTTAAAGGGGTAACCCTGAGCACGCAGTTCATCCGTCAGGCGTGGGGCACCGTAACGCTGTTTTGACCGGGTAAAAGCCGCGAGGACAACGCTGTCGCAGTGTTGGCGGAACTGCTGACGCGTGCTTATCCTTGTCCGCCGCTGACACCACGTATACCAGCCGCTGCGGGCCACCCGGAGCACGCGGCACATTGCTTTGATGCTGAACTCAGCCTGATGTTTTTCAATAAAGACATACTTCATTTCAGGCGCTTCGCGAAGTATGTCGCGGCCTTTTGGAGGATAGCCAGCTCTTCATCCCGTTCTGCCAGCTGGCGTTTGAGACGTGCAATCTCGGTAGACATCTCCAGTTCACGTTCAGAAGACGTCTGCTGATTTTGCTGTTTACTGCGCCAGTTGTAGAGCTGTGATTCATACAGGCTGAGTTCACGGGCTGCGGCAGTAACACCGATGCGTTCAGCAAGCTTCAGGGCTTCACTGCGAAATTCAGGCGAATGCTGTTTACGGGGTTTTTTACTGGTTGATACTGTTTTTGTCATGTGAGTCACCTCTGACTGAGAGTTTACTCACTTAGCCGCGTGTCCACTATTGCTGGGTAAGATCACACAATACGGCTGTCACTTAGACGTAAATATCAATGGTGCCAGCGGTATTTGTATCGTCTTTTTTCTCTTCTTTTTTATCAGGATGAACTGTCGCGTCTTCATTCTTTTTCTCTGCCTGCTGCCTTAACAACTGCTCCAGTTGAGCCCTGAGGCTTTCAATTTGCTTCTGTACCAATGCAGCCATTTCTTTTTTCTGCTGTGTCGTCATCCCCTCTTCCGATGAGATTTTCCCAAGCTTTTCAGTCAGCACCTGAATTTGTCTTGTGATTTTGGCTATTTCTGATGTTCCTTCCGGGGCGGAGTTGTTTGAAATAACGGTTGAGGTATTTCCCTGAATTGTGACAGACATAGATTTCTCCTTTTAAAAAAGCACTATCGGCATGCACAAAAAAATCTTTAATCGTATTTCTTGTGTCATTAATTGTTTGATGTTCAGATTGTTTTCCTCGCGGGCTGGCGCGCCTCAGAAAGTAAAGCTTGTTGACAGGGGTAAACGTTCGGCAATAATTTTCTGCCGCATGCGGGTGTTGCATAAAACGTGCTACGTTCCTTTATCGACAGGTCAGGTCACCGCTCACCCGCCGACGAGAAAGCAACACTGACATGCTAAAGCAAAAAATAGATGAATAAGTTGAGTTGTGCATATGTAGCCTGACCGTCACAAAGTATATGGTGTCTGTACCAGTAAGATGGTGGCCGGACTCTTTAAAAACGAGCTGACCTGCACAATACAGGATGGACTTAGCAATGGCTGCTCCTGGCACATAGCAGCCCTAGAGACAGTGGCGTAAAGTCATGGAGGGTCGGTGGCAGGAGATGCAAATCCTCTCATACAAAAATACGTAAAATCAATAACGGCTAGAAATCATTCAATACTCGCACTATCTAACATTTACCAGCCAACCGCAGCACGTCTTGCATACGACCTGTCTGCGGTTTCAATCACCTCTCACCACCAGTCCCATCAATAATAATTAAACAGCGCCTAAACAAAATAAATAACAACAAGTCAACAACCTCGACAGGATGCCGATGGGATGATGAAGAGATAAGAAAGAATAACTAGTAAAGCCCTAAAACGTCAGCGTTCAGACGCGTTTTTTACTTAACCGGTAACAAATACGTTGTATCATAGCAACATAAAATGATTGTTCTAAATCAGATTAACTCCTCACTTTTGTACAATGTCGCTTACAGGTATACCATGAAATCCGAGACGCTAACTGTCCAACAACTTTTTCAAGACCGCCGACAATACTGCGTTCCATTCTATCAACGTGCCTATGTATGGACTCAGCGAAACCAATGGTCAGCTCTACTGGAGGATATCCTAGAGAAAGCACAATCCCGGCTCTCGGGTACAAAACCAACTCCCCATTTCCTTGGTGCAGTGGTACTGGAACCTCAACCAAAAAAAGGATTATTAGGTGTAGATTCCATACATATTATTGATGGTCAGCAACGATTGACCACTCTTCAATATGTTCTGGCATCCATCCGATTAGCATTACGTGCGACAGATCTTTCCAACTTAGGGCCTCTCATTTCGTCTTGCCTGAAAAACTCAAACGAAGACACAATGCGAAATAAAGAAGTAGAGCGCTTCAAACTGTGGCCAACTTTTCGGGATCAAACTCATTTTATTCAAAGTTTTAATGTTGAAAATATTGACGATATCCGGAATGTATTCTCTGATAGTTTCACGCAGCATGGTACGTTGCGTAAGCATTTTAATCACCCGCCATCACTAGAAGCATTATGTTTTTTTACTGAAGCCTTTATAAAGTGGATTAAAATAGAAAATCACTCACCACGAGAAAATGCTGTAGCATTAATTGAGGCTGTCTTGACGGATCTGAAACTAGTAAGCATATTTCTCGAGGCTGAAGATGACGCTCAAATAATTTTTGAAACATTAAATGGCAGAGGTGCGGAACTTCATGCCACAGATCTTATTCGCAATTATATTTTTATGTGCGCTGAACATGAAAATATTAATGCTGTTGAATTATATGAGAATGAGTGGAAGATCTTTGAAGATACGTACTGGTCAGAAAGACAACGTCGTGGTCGTATTAATAAACCACGCATGGAGTGGCTAGTGCATGCGACATTGCAATCAGAAAGGCAACGTGAAATCGATCTGTCTCGTCTTTACAATGAGTATCGTGATTATGTAAGTAAGGACTTGCCTTCACAACGAGCAGATCTGCAAGTAAAGCGCCTCAAACAATATGCATCACAATATAAAGAATTGGTTGGTGGTTTTGGCACAACCCCCATCTCACACTTTGGACATCGCATCGCAGCCTATGATGTGACGACACTTTATCCGCTTGCTTTGTTCATTTCGATAGCTAACATCGCCGATGATGAGAAAGCAGCCATGTATAATGATCTTGTCTCCTACGTAGTACGAAGAGCCGTATGTGGCCTGACGCCAAAGAATTACAACAATGTATTTATGAATGTATTGCGGCACTTGTCTAAAACGGAAATTTCCAGTGTTGAGTTACGTAATATCCTCAATAGCTTAAATGGCGAAGCCTCACGTTGGCCTGGGGACTCAGAATTTCTCAACGCTTGCATCAATGCTCCACTTTATCCTGGCAGGCTCGACGCACCGAAAATGCGCTCAATGTTAACGGAACTTGAAAGAGAACTTTGTCGCCAAGTGAAGACAGAGAAGCCTGATGTTCCAAATCTTTCTAACCTCGATATCGATCATCTTATGCCTCAAAGTTGGTATTCCTGTTGGCCTCTCGAAAATGGTCATATGGTGACAAATTCAGATGCTACGGTATTGAACCAAATTGTTCTGTCTGGAACCGATCTTACCCCTGAACAGCTACTGGTAAGGAAACGGCAACAAGCGATAGCTACGTTGGGAAATCTAACTTTGCTTAACCTTAGCGTAAACCGTTCTGTTCAGAATGCTGTATTTCTGAAAAAACGTGATGCTCTCATCGTCCACACCAATCTACGACTGAACATTCCACTTATAGTTAAGGATAAATGGGATGAGGATGAAATCCTGGAGCGGGGTAAAAAGTTGGGGGAAATTGCATTGAAAGTATGGCCAAAACACGATTAATGCAATTAATAAAATGATTATAGCGGCTTTACATTAGTAAGGCCGCTACTCACTATTAAATCCTTTAATTTGCAACAAGAACAGCAGTGTCAGCCCTAGGTTTCGGACTTTGTACCGCTTATCTTGTCTTCAAAAATCAGCTCGCATCCTGCACAGCTCAACGCATTACGTTGTAGATCGGTGTTCTGGTCATTTGTTGATACGCGTACATAGCCAATAAGCATGGTAGCTCCCCCTGACAAAAGCAGGAATGATGCCATTTGCTCGTTATTTCTGCATCTTCATAAACGTTGGTTTGGGAGAAGCGGCAAAACGGAATGTGGGAACTGGGGAAAATCAGATACCTGATATGTCATCATATGCATCAGGTTCAGGCTGGCGAAAAATGCCAGATGGTTCAATTGAACAGTGGGGACGAATTAGTTTTCCTAGTGAACACGGGCCTGTATCCGCCAATGTTTCATTCCCGATTCCATTTACACAGACACCGGGCATTGTAATTGTGTGCGATGGTGGTTTCGGGGGTGGGAATATGTGGGGGGCGACCAACTGGAGCACTACCGGCTTCATAGCTCACTGCAATTATGGTCTTGAAGGTGGTGCGTTTTTCGCTAAGGGCTGGTAATGATGAAATATCTGTACGTAAACAACCTGGCATATCCTTACGAACTTAAGTCTCTTTATGTTGAAAAAGGTGAGTGGCCTGAAGAAAAAGGTGTTGATATAGACGAAGTAATTTTCAGGGAATATTTCTATGATACACCACCAGAAGGAAAATACAGATGTGTCGGAGAAGATGGACTGCCTGCATGGGTAGATATTCCTCCACCAACACGTGAAGAACAAATTGCATCAGCCGAAACTAAAAAGCAGCAATTGATTAATCAGGCCAACGAATACATCAACAGTAAACAATGGCCAGGTAAAGCATCAATTGGTCGTCTGAAAGGTGAGGAACTGGTGCAATATAATTTGTGGCTGGATTATCTGGACGCACTGGAACTGGTTGATACCTCCAGTGCTCCAGATATTGAATGGCCTACGCCTCCGGCAGTTCAGGCCAGATGACATCCGGCGCAGTGCTGGTATCTGTTGCCGTCACCGCGTCAATGTAATCCAGCACGGCGTTAAGTCGGGTGGTTTCTGCCTGCGTCAGCTTCCGCCCGGCCTGCAGCTTTAACTGAATCACGCTGATATTGACCATTGCTGCGTCTATCAACGACTGTTTTTTCTGTTCAGCGTCAGCTACCAGTTCATCATGAGAACGTTCCGGAGGGAGCGGCGCAGTAAATACCCCGTCTGAATACGCCCAGCCGATTCCGGGCTGCTCACTGATATCAGAAATATTAATGAGCTGCAGATTATCCGGCACAGTGAATTCATCCTCGCCATCCCAGACAATGACATTCACAACCATCCCATTTTCAATAACTGCATATGACGCATTCATTATGCAAACTCCTCGATAATACAAACCCCATCAGCACCTTTCCCGCCCGTCATACTGGTTCCGCTATAACCTGCATCGTATGCACCACCTCCGCCTGAACCAAATGCCCTGCCTCTAACGCCACCGCCAGCGCCTGCACGTCCACCGCCTCCCCAGTACGATGCACCGCCTTCACCGCTGACGCTGATATTCCCGGACTGACCGTCGCCTCCATCTCCACCAGTGATGCGGATATCGCCAATATTCGGTACGCCTCCGTTACCGCCGTTTGTGTTTGTGACTCCTACTTTTCCGCCGCCTTCACCACCAGGGGCTATTACCGATCCGAACGAGCTATCACCGCCCTTGAGGCCGTTCGTCGCACCAACGCCGCCGGCCCCACCTGCGCCGATAGTGACAGGATAACTATTCTGTGTCGGGGTCAGTATGGTGATTACTGTCCCTCCGGCCCCACCGCCAGCACCGAAAAACGTTTCGTTACTGGATATAGCCTGGCAGCCACCCCCTCCGCCACCGCCGCCCGTTATTGTGACCCTGATCCGTTTTGTTTCTGGTGATGGGGTATACGTACCTGATGACGCGAAAGCCCGGGTACTCAGCCGGCGTCCCACGTATCCGCTTGTATCTCCCAAACCAAGGTTTTGAAGAGCCGTTTTCACCGTGCCGTCCGATTTGATATCGCCAAACGGATTTTTGCGACTTAACAGCAGCGCACGAAGCGCGGTAAGCAGCTGGTCATGCCGCCCCTTCTCCAGGCTGGCACCGGATGCCTCCACCACGCTGCAGAGCTCCTCCTGCAACATGTCAAAGTAGTCATCATCCAGATCGGTGGCAGGCGTGCCGGTCTGGGGGTTACCACGGGTAAAACCGTTCTTACCCGCGCCGAACTTATCCTTCTGCGCGGTTTTCGTGTCTATACGATGCATGGATTACTCCGGATATTTAAAAATTACGTAGGTATGCGACGGGCAGAGTTTGTTAAGCACGCACTCGATAACGGTGTCCCCCCAGATACGCAGTGCGGAATCGCAGGGATCGCCACATGTCATCCAGGTGGTGTTGGTGGCAGCTGGCATATTGACCTGCCAGTAATACCGCCATTCCGGCGCATTCACCGCGTCAGTACAGGCCGATGAGCAGGTGAACGTGCTTTTGTCGTATCGCGTGATGGTGGCATCTGGTCTGCCCAGGGCAGCAAGCTGCGCAAGGTAAAAATCCTCATTGATGCCACCCGCCAGGTTAACCTTCGCATCCAGCCGTTGCTGACGCTGGCGAAGGGTCTGCGTCCCTGCCGGAATACATTCATCCGGCAGGCCGCACAGACGCTCCCAGCGGTTTATCAGTTCGGTGGTGGTGCGCGGATCCAGCTCCCGCATCAGGGCATCCGCACGCTGATGAGCACGGGTTAATGACGGTGCCGCACCGGCAATCGCCGGATCGCTGGCTGACCACGCCGGACCGGGGGGCAACAGTGCCGACAACAGACGGATGTAATCATCGTTTGTCACGTCCATGAAATCGTCCCCAGTACCGCCAGTTCATTTTTTGCAATGGAGATATTGTCTGCCGGTGCAAGCAACTGATGGCTGTATTCCCCGTTCGCACCGGAAATCGCCTCACTGATACGCGATACCTTCAGTTCTCCCTGCGGATAACCATCACGCAGAAGAAACGAACGCAACTCCGCGGTGATGGCGGCTCGTATTTCTGGTGTGTCCGGCGTCACGCGGATATGAAAATCCACTTTGTGCGCCACCGGCCTGAATACATACAAATCAGAGCCTGCCACCGGGGCCAGTGGCACGATATGTTGTCTTGCTGCCGTTTCCGTTGATTCTTCCGGAATGGGATTAATCAGGTCACTGCTGGCAATCATCACACCGACAGTTCCCGTTCCCATCCAGTGACGGTATGTCCATGCGCGGGTAATGCCGGGCACTTCTTTAGCCCAGACGACATAGTCCCCGTCAGCCCCGCCCTGAGGCGTCCAGTAATACCGCTCAATGACGCGGGCGCGCCACGTTTCCAGCTCTTCAGTATCAAATCCGCCTGTAAGGGTGTCAGCCACACCGGAAGACGGCAGACCATTCACCGGCGTGACCAGGATTAATGCCGTACCGTCGTCAGCGTTACCGACCGCACCTGCACTTGAGCAGGCGATCGGCACGCGCAGGACACCACCGGAGCTGGTTGCATCGGCAGTTGCCGTGTACTGAACCAGGTCATCGCGCTGAATAACACTCCCGGCGGTCACCTTCAGGCCATCGCTGACACCTTCCCAGCGCATATACCCGCTGGCAGCCGTGGCCCCCTTGCGCGGACACCGTTTCATCGCAGCATGTCGCGCCAGCCAGGACTCATCGCACAGGTCAGGCAGCATGTTCATTGCCAGATAATCGATGTAACCGTAAACCGTATGCAGCGCCGCCGCATACACCTTTGCCCGCACGTCTTCATCCATGCGCCGGAGCGTGTCGCTGACGTCCAGCCTGGTGAATAAATCGTTACGGAGCATACTGATATTTTCTGCCAGCGTCGGGCGCTGAAATTCACTGTCCGCCATGCGTTATCGCACTCCACAGATCATCAAAAGAAATCATTACCGGTCCGTCACGACGCCAGAGAGTGATACTGTTACCCAGTTCATTAATCCCGGTGCGGCGGATATCCAGATCAATACGGGACACCACGCCGTCATCAATCATCCATTGCAGGCATTCGCGGATATACCCCCTTACCGTCTGCACCAGCTGATTGGTCAGTTTGCTGCGCTGAAGCAGCCACAGTCGGGAGCCGTAACGGTCATTCTGTACCGCAGGCCAGGTATCCCCCCACCATCCCATCGGGACGTCGGCGTTGTCATCAGGCTCCGCCCGCCGCCAGGTAAACAGGGAAATCACCACGGCGCGGGTCAGCGGATCCAGTTCTGCGCTGGCGCAGGTGCGTTTACCGTTCACCGTCAGCCACAGTTCCATCATGCCTCCATCGCTTTATCAGGTTTGTCGGTGTTACTGCCCTGACCGTTCTCTCTGTGACGATGCCCGTTATAGGCAAGCCGCATCGCTGACATGGTGGTACCGCCGGAGTCGCACAGGTCTTTCACCTGTCCGGTCACTTCCAGGTCCATTTCAAAACGTGCTCTGGGCGCATTGCGAAACGTGATCGTTTTACCTGCACCGTCCACCACGATCCCCTCCCGGGTCAGCGTCACAGACTGCCCCTGATCGTCATAGACAGCCACCTCACCCGTCTGCAGCCCTTTCAGGCGGTAGCGCCGGTCCGACACCGTAACAACCACCGCATGAGAACGGTCGCCATCCGGAAACAACACCACCGCTTCCGCACCGCTGTTTGCCCTTGCGGTAAAACCGTAGGGTTCAAGATGTTCAACCCCGGCTTTGGGTTCACCGGCAATCAGGGACACATCCACGGTCTGACATTTCGTGGCGGCACTGATGCTTTTCACCACTGCCCGCCCAATCAGGCCGAGAAGTTGTCGCTGCATGGCTTCAATCGTCCTCATCAGAACGGGTCCTCCTGTACTCTGGCTTTTTTCTTTTTCCGCGCACCGGGATCTTCGGGTTCAGGCAGATAAGCATCAGGTGGGCCGACACGGATTTCCGTCAGGGTGCCGTTCTGGTCCTGAGTAAACGTGACTTCCGAAACAAGCAGTTCGGTATTGTCGAAACCACAGACCGGATCAAAGACAATCACCCGCTGGTTGGGCTGCCACAGCGTACCGTTACCCTGTCGCCAGCCCTGCACCACATAGGTGGTTTCATCCGTCCGCGCCGCCCGTTGTCGGGCTTCAAAGTCCGCACGGGCAATACAGCCTGCCCCCGTAGCCTGCCCTGTCTGCCTGATATACATCGGACGGTAACGGGCAATAAATGCGTCCTCTGTGCGGGCCCGCAGCGCGGTGGTGGTGGCCTCACCGAAATCATCGTCGTTTCCGGCACGCTGCCCCGCCACCTGGTAAACAGAAAATCGCTCCCGGATACTCTTCTCCGTATCGCAGGAAAGGATGTTTTCCCCGAGTACCAGCGCAGTATGTGCCCGCGTTGAGCCAATACCGCCAATCACCAGCCTGCCGTGCGGGTCGTCGTAAGCCAGTGCCTGCTGCTGACCGAGTATTTTGTTGATTACCTCAATCACCGTTTCACCGTGATCAGGCTGAACATCAGGAATAACACCCGACGGCGCACCGCTGTTCACCACCTCAATGCCGAAAGGCGCAGCAAGCGCCTGCGCAATCTGCACCAGCGAGCGTCCGTTAAACTGTGTCGGTTCGGCTGCACAGTCAATCAGGTCAGCCGTCAGACTACGTCCGGCAATACCGGTGCTGACCGAACGGGCATCGTAACGAACGGGAGTCGCCTCCACCCAGCCGGTGATCACCAGCTCATCACCAATCAGCACTTCCACTTTTGAACCGTTTTTAATGCGCGGCTGAAGCGTGGTGATACCCTCATCTCCCGGCCACTGGCGAGTGATCTCCACACTGAAATCCCGCGCCAGCCGTTCAATACCGGCACCGATGCGCACCGATGTCCAGCCATTCCACTCCCGGCCATTTACCCGTAGCGTGACATTGTCGTTCATTGCACTGGCACCTTCAGAGGGATCACCGGCACAAAGCCGGGATGCGTAATGGCATTACGCCGGATAATGTCCGCGTCACGCGCCGCGTTATCAAACCAGGTCGCCGCCAGCACCAGCGCGGGTAAAACCTCATCCGGCGTGCGCTGAATGATCCGTGCAGACTGTTCAAGGCGCGTGTTGATATCCGCATTCAGATCTGCTTTCACCCGGCGCAGCGCCAGAAACAGCGCATCACTGGTTGTACGGGACAACTCCTTATCAATTGCCGTATTCAGTGTGTCGCGAATGTCGGTCAGTTCTTCCCACGTTGGCAGGTCAACCGTGTTTTTCACCGCCGGTGCATTGTTCAGTGCCGGATGCGTGACAGAAGGCCAGCCGGTGCTCTGCGCGGGTGTTGTTGACTGCCCCACTGTGGCATTCTGCATCACCGCGGAAGTTGTGGGCGCAGGCAATCGTGTGACGGCATACGCCGCTTCGCTGATTGCGGTCGTACGAAGGGTGCTGGCAACCACGTTACGCTGCTGCGTCGCCGTGGCGGTGGTTTTACTGTCCGTTTTCCAGACGCCGCGCGGTTGCAGATCGCTGCCGAGGCTGACACCGGAAAGCGTTTTGATCATGGTGACCAGGTCGCTGGCGTTACCATAAAGGCGTTTCCCGGTACGCCACATTTTCTGCACCTGCTCAACGAAATTTTTTCCTGACGATGGCGGCGGCAGAAGTACCGAGATATCCCCCTGCAACAGCCTGGCGGCATCCGATACGGCAGAATCCACCACTTTCATCGCATCAGAAATATACCCAAGCATTGTGCTGGCATTACCGACGACGTCGTTCTGCACAAAATCTGCCACGCCATCGATACTGAAACCACTGAAGCTGTCACTGATGCAGTCATCCAGTGCAGAACAGGATGACATCAGCGTCTGCGCCGTCGCCGCACCTGAAGTGGGGTAAGAGAGTTCTCCCGCTTCGACAAACTTCAGGTCAAAGCGGACAATACGCCCTTCACTCTTCGATGTGCTGACCCGAACTTCCCCGTCAACACAGACTTTCAGCTCACCGTAAGTCGGATGGACAAGCGTGCCGGGACCGGGTTTATTCAGCGCGTCAATCAGGCGATCGCGCTGGTCAAAGCAGTCATCTCCCACCACATAAGCTGTGATGGACGGGCGGAAAGTGATTTTCCCCAGGTCTTCGGTATAGGGTTTGTCGCGGTTCGGGTATTCGTGCGTTTCCACACGACGACCGGTTCCCGCACTTTCTTCTTCAACCTTAAATGGCACACCGCGAAATGACGCGTCCTGAAGTCTGTCTTTCCACGTCATATAAACTCCGTACATAAAAAATCCCACCGGAGTGGGACTCATTAACAGATTAATTTTTCATTACCTGCCAAAGCGCGTATAGCCAACATCATGGCTGACATCAAAACCGCTGGATCGCGTTTCCATAACCCGCATACCCGGAGGCGAATTCACAAAAGAGACCTTGATCTCACCATCAACTTTTGGCGCAGAAGCTTTGTTAATCATGAAGGGATTCGGGCCTGTGGCATCGGAGGCGTTGTTTGACTGAGCCGGATCCACCGCCTGATAAGGTGTGTATCCCCGTGCCGGTATTCCCGTCCCATAAGCATCATAAGCACCCGCGCCCCACTGCGCAGAGTTAATGGCATCGACCGTGTCACCGGAACTGTCGGTAAACCACTCAATAATTGGCTTCAGCTTGTCCCACATATCCTGAAACCACTTAACAACCGGTCCCCAGTTATTGATTACCATCCCCAGCGGCGACCAGGCAAAAACCTTCTTCAGAAGTTCCCAGCCAGCCTCAAAATAAGGACCAATGGTTTCCCAGAGCTTCTTGAAATAAGGTCCGACAACATCCCAGTTAGTGATAATTAATCCCGCAGCCAGGGCTATCGCCGTCGCAATCATGCCAATCGGCGTCATCGACATGATCCTGCTGACAATACTGATGGCACCGCCAACGCCCATCAATCCCAGTTTCAGAATCGCAAGACCGGCAGCAAGCCCGACGACGCCGCGAATAACCCGGGGATTTTCATCCGCAAACTTCGTGAATTTTTCCCCTAACTCCCCCAGCCATTGCGTGATATTTTGGGCGTCACCAGAAAATGCGCCGCCAATAGCTGCAAGACCGTTAGTTGCGGTCCCCGTCATTGCCTCCCACAGGTTGGACAGCGTACCAAGCTGTGCCTGAACACGTTTATTCAGGCTGGCCTGTTTATTCATCTTCTGCTGGATCTGATCGTAACCATCCTTTCCTTTATCGATCAGAGCATTGACCACCTGAAGGGTTTCGGCATCATCACCAAATATTGCCTTAAGTACACCTGTTCGCTTAACGTCGGTCAGTTTTCGCAGCTTTGCCAGTTGCTTAAACATGTTATCAAGACCGCCAAAACTCCCTTTGCCATCAGTAAAATCGAGCTGCACTCCGAGTTTCTGGCGGGCCATGACTTTATTGACGTCCCTGATTTTCTTAACGCTTAATCCGGACTGGATAACTTTTCGCAGGGCATTACCTGCCGACTCCCCGTTCATCCCCATCTGATCCATCATGACGCTGATAGGGGCAAGGCTCTGTGCAGCCTGAAGTCCGTCCTTATTCACCATCTTCAGAACAGAACTGGTTTTAGTGAAGAAGGACAACATGTTGGTATCGTCAACGCCCAGATAAAACGCCTTCTGGATAGTGTCGAACAGCCCCATCATGTCTTCTGACGCCGTTCCGGTAGCATCCTGCATCTTTGCAGCAAACTCAGCAGCCGCTTCCGGTGTTTTTTTCAGTTGTACCGCAAGATAAGCTGTCGCTTTACCCACACCACCAAGAATGTTTTCTGCCGGGATCCCCTGACGCACCAGCATCTGCATCATGTTCTGGAAATCAGCCGTTGTACCGGGTAGCTGGTTACCCAGGCCAATAGCCAGTTTATTGATGTCCTGAAAGCTCTTTCCAACCTCGCCGTTCGCATCCATCATGGCGACTTTCAGCCCGGTGGCGGCGTTTTCCTGATCGGCATAAGATTTCAGGGAAAGCGTCAGACCCGCTGCCAGTCCGCCACCAAGCGCCAGCCCACCCTGTGACGCTTCTTCCGCCTGGCGTTTAAATCCCCGGATTTTCTTTTGCATTTTCGACAGCGCGGGAGAAAGCCTGTCGACACCGGTGATCAACGCCTTAAGCTCAAATTCAGCCATGTGTGCGTTTCTCCTGCTCTATCCTGTTTGCCTGACTGACCAGCAAGGGAATTTCACTGATCGGCATATTCAGCAATTCGAAGGGATTAATGCGCCAGTAACTGGCGCAGTCAAAGAAGCGATCAGTGAGGTATTCAGCCGTCAGGCCTGGAGGAAAAAACCGGCCACAAGCCACGCCGCTGCATTCAGGTCTGCCGGAGACATCTGGTCGACAGAGCTTTGCGGCACTTTCGCCAGCCGCACGATGTATTTCGATACCACATGCGCCAGAAGTCTGACGGACTCATCCTGATTCATCTGGTAGGGATATCCCAGCTCGCGGACATCTTTCCCGGTGGGCTCATCAAACTCCAGTACGGAGAGTGTCTCGCCATGAGCGGTAATCGGTTTCTTTAACTCAAGCTCTTTCATTACTGGTAATCCCCTTCTTCACCGTGGAACTCAAGATCGACCGTGCCTTCTTCGGCATTATGGTTCGCTTCGCCGTGCAGCCAGGCAGACGACAGTACATAGACCTGACCGTTTGCCAGCTCGGCAGTGATGGTCATCTCATCAGACGAGGTGATTTTGCTCACCGGAAAATTCTTCGGCACCTTGAAGGTCCCTTTGACATAAGGCGCACGGTGAGTTTCCTTGCGGTCCACTGAACCGTCCAGGCCGATGATGTCATCATTGACCGTCCTGTTCATGGGCACCTCAATGCCGCCGGTCAGCGATAGCTGCTGACCGTCAATTTTGAAATAACAGGTTCCCCCGATACGGGCCATTATGCAGACTCCTCTGAATACTGAAGACGGAACTGGTTAACCACGGCAAAGACACGCAACTGGTTAACATAGTCAGGCGGGAACAGCGTGTTCAGGCGGTTCGGATCGCTGGCATCACGCTCCACAACCAGGTACTGCTTAAACAGTTCGTAGTTTTCCACGATCCCCGCACGCTCAAGCTGACGGTAGGTTGCCAGCAGTTCCCCTTTGATCACCGCCGGGGTGACAATCGCCTGACCGGGACCAAAGCGGGTACCGTCACTGGCAAGCTTGTGACGCCCGTACTTACTGGTAATGACGGATTTCAGTTTGCGCAGTACATACGCGCTGGTATGCAGTGTCTCACTGTCGAGGTAGCTGTTATCCGCAACCCCGTAAGCGTTTTTCCTGTACGTGGTGACATCACGCTGAATGCGCAGTACCCCGCTTTCGACATACGCCGTTGCCACGCCATGAGACAGCAGGGTCTGTTGTTCGGTCATCGTGAACCGTTTCCCCTTCGGCGCAGGCAGCATACCCACCAGCTCACCGGTCTGCGTGGGACGTGCCGGATCGTTGCGGATAAACACCGCTGCGCGGGCGGTACGGCTTGCCGCCAGCTCGTCGGCAGGCGTCTGGGTCTCTTTTTCGTATCCCGCCAGGGTAATGTGCTGCTGGTTAAACTGGTCACCTGCGGTCACCAGTTCTGACAGCGTGCCGATCTTTGCCGTATACACATGACCATACAGCTGACGCGCATAGCTCCAGCGACCGCTGGTATCGTTCATCTCGGTCACCAGCGTGTTAACGGAGGCTGTGTCGTTGAACGGCAGGCCGATATAATCAAACGGCTCATCCGCCATTGCAGCCACCGCGCCGGTGAGAACAGGAGCGCCCGTTCCGGCGGTACCCGTCGCCACGGCAATCTGTACGCCCGCTGGCAGCACTTCGCCCCCACCAAAGCCGTAGTAATTGAGGCTGACAGGAATTTCATTCCCGCAAAGCCCCTTATGACGCGCGGTCAGTGTGACCACGCCTGCCGAAGATGAGGCAGTAAACGGCAGGGTCGGAACGGCATTGATGGCATCTTTGATACTGCTGGCAATCGTCGCGACGTTATCGCCGTTGGTCACCGGTGCCTGCACGCGGGTACGTCCCACATAAACATTCACCGTGCCGGTTTCGGTTGCCGCGCCGGTCACCGTCAGCGTAACTGTTGCCGCCGCGCCCGTGGATTCAGGAACGGCAATCACATACAGTTCACCAAACGGGTCGGTCTGGCGATAAGCCTCGACCATACGCGCCAGCTGACTTCCCGCACCACAAATCTGGCGTGCATAGTCTGCCGATGGCATCAGCACCAGACTGTTGGCAACAATCTCTGCACCGTTATTGGCATGACCAATCAGCAGCGATGCTCCGCTGTCCTGTGCAGTATTCGCCGCCGAGTTATCCATTTCCGCATAAAAAATCGGAACCAGCGTATTCGACGGAATGGTGTTAAAGCTTATCGTCATCGGTATTCACCTTTTTATTCACGCGCCGGATATCACCCGCTGCTTCACGGCGCAGCCAGTAGTTGTTCTCATCAACATTTCGCCCCTCGGCGGGCAAAAGGTCGCCGCGGGCAGGGTCAGGAACTGACCGCCCTTTAACAGGTTTCACAAACATGAAGATTCTCAGGAAGGAAGGGTTATTTCGGTGTGATGTTCGATATCGCCGTCAGGCCCGTTACCGGGATCGAGATAATCAACATCAATCGCCAGCGTTCGCAGTTCATCCAGACTGTTCAGGTCATCCTGCTGGCGGGTATCGTCTTCGGTCAGCTCGCTGATGACCGAAAAATCGAACTGATAAATCAGCTCATGACGATTCAGATCCAGCAGCGTGCCGCCGTCATAAGTAATCGGGTTACCGCACGCTTCCGGGTTCCAGCCCAGAATGGCCTTAAAGAGCATCTGCCGGACATCGTCCACCACATCATACGAGGCAAACTGACCGCGCTCATCACGCCCGTTACTCAGTATGACAACCACGGAGAAACCCTCTTTCAGCTCCTGCCAGTAGTCGGTCTGGCTTTTGTTTTCTCCCGGAGAGTCATCACCCGGTACCACATACGCCGCCGGGAGTCTCAGCTTTCCGACCTCCGGCAGATTTTTGAACTGTGCCGCGCCTGCCACCCGGTTTTCAAAATACGGGCAGCGGGCACGCAGCGCAGCAATAACAGGCGTCAGTTTCATCTGCGTCGTCGCTCCGGCTTCAGTGATTTACGTAATTCCCGCGCCAGAAAATAGCGTGTCCAGCTGCGGTTCTTTTCAAGCGTTTCCACCATGAAGTTATTACGTGGAGCCAGTCGCCAGCCGCTGCCACCGGATGCACCACGATGATGGCTGCGACGACGCTTTGCCCCTCGCCTCACGCCATAGAACAAAAAAGCCGGATAAAAATCACCGGTGATACGGCGGTTTCCCTCTCCATTACGCTGGTTAGGGGCTATACGTGCCATAAAACCAGGGCGATGTTTACTGGCTCTGGGTACCATATACCCAATCGAACGTGCCAGGCGTCCGGTCTGATAACCGGGGTTTTCACCCGGTGCCGACCGCGCACGGCGCATCACCAGCCGACGGGCATCACGCATATGACGCTGACCAATCGTGACAAACGCCCGCCGGACACGGGCGCGGTTAAAGCGCATCTCCGCGGGCTGCTGAAAATCAACGTGCAAAAAGGAAGTCGTCATTGTTGCCTCCATGACTCTGCCTATATTCGCCCAGCTCCGTACACTCCAGCAGCAGAAAGCGCCGCGCCCCGTTCAGATCGCGCTGACGTTTCACCCGGTACACACTGTCATCACAGACCACCTCATAATCAGCAGTGATCCCCCGGCGGTAGCGAATGGTGATGTAATGGGTGATGGCGTCCCCGGTCTGCGCGGTTTCCTGCCAGGTGGTGGCACTGGTCTGGATAACCTTCGCCCATGTCCGGAACGTAACCGGGTATTGAGACTCCACACCAAAGTTATCCGCGGGCATATCCACCCGCTGGCGGATCAGGACGCGTTTATTCAGTTCACCGGGGTCCGGCAGAATGTAGGTTGCGCTGGTCTGCGCCTGACGAATTTTCATTGCGGAAAGTACCTGTACGGGCCGACAAGCCAGCCAAAACTCTGCGGCATGTCGAGTTTCTCCACTTCCGTAACCGACGAGCGGTTTTCGTAAAAATGGCTGATAAGCATCAGCATCCCCAGGCGAATATCATCCGGCAGGTGCAGCCCGTCTGGATCGCTGTCCGGAATGGTTTCATCCGGTGCATAGAGCTTCCGGTTCAGATACGTTTCCGTCCGCTTTTGCGCCGCACAGGCCAGCAGTTGCAGATGGCGGTCATCAGCATCGAAATCCTCATCCAGCCGGAGTTGGGCTTTAATCTCTTCCATTGTCAGAAGCATACTCAGCCCTCTTTACTGGTCGTGGCTTTTTTCTCTTTTGCCGCTTTACTGCTTTTTGCACTGATTCCGCGCTCTGCTAACCCGGCCTGAAGTGCAATCTCCTGCACCCGGGCAGGAAGCGCCCCGTCGTCATACTCACCGGCCCGAATGACCTCAACACGCATACCGTCCGGTGACCATTTCAGATCTTGTTTCAGGATCATGATTCTTCACCCGTCAGAACAGGGGGCGCGGTTCCGCGCCCCTGAGTGATTACGCCGCTGCAATCTTCAGCAGTTTGATGGCCTGCGAATCGACCAGCATCCCGCCGGTGCGCTTGGTGGTATAAAAACCGACAAACGGTTTATTGGTGTACGGGTCACGCAGAATGCGGGTGCCGATACGGTCAACGATGGTGTAACCCCGTTTGAAGTTACCAAATGCAATGGCTTTCGCATCAGCGGCGATATCCGGCATCTGTTCGTTTTCAGCGATACCGTAACCCGCCAGAGAGGACGGCTGCCCCAGCTCCAGCCCCGGACGCCACAGATAGTTACCCTCGCTGTCTTTCAGCAGACGGATGGCAAACAGGCTATTGTTGTTCATCATGAACTTCGCGCCGGTGCGGTGTGCCTTACGCAGCGTGTAAATCAGTTTGATAATGGCGTCTGCGGTCACCGCCGTCGCGTCGCCGGATACAATATGCTGAAGTTTGCCGAACGCCCGGACCTTATCGGTTTCATCCGTGGATTCATACGCCAGGAACCCTTTCGGCTTCTTGGTACCATCGCCGGTGGTAAAGGCAATTTCTTCCTGTTCAGCAAATTCGGTCGCCAGCTCGCTGTTGATCCAGGCCTCCACGTTGAAGAAGGCATCATCCAGCATTTTCTGAGTGGCCTGCGGGTTACCGTAGATTTCCCCCATGAAAGGTTCAATCAGGCCCAGTTTTGAGGTGGCAGTCTGGGAGCGCGCGTCAGTCTCGCCAACCCATCCGGAAGCCGTGCCGCCCAGATTCACCAGTTTTTTGTAGTCGGAACCACCAACGGTGATCACCGTGGCTTCCTGACGCATCACCACTTCATCTTTCAGCAAGGTCAGAATGTTGCGATCCAGCGCTTCCGGCACGGCATAGCCACCGTCTTCATCGGTGCCCACCTGTAATGCCTTGCGCTCCAGATCGCGCAGACCATCTTCACGGCCTTTACGCAGGAAGCCCACAAACGCTTCTTTATGCTCGGTGGCCAGTTTATTTTGCGCACCACCTGCCGGACGTTTCAGCTCAAGCAGCTCTTTTTCAAGGTCGCTTTTGAGGTTTTCCAGCTCGCTGAGTTTTCCGTTCAGGGTTTCCACCTGCCCGGCAAGTTTGCCTTTTTCCTGCTCAATCGCCTCAACGCGCTTGTCGTTCTTTGCTTTGAAGTCGTCAAACTTCTGCTGCAGCTCCTGCGCGACCTGTTCGACATCTTTAATATCAACTGCCATCGTATTTCTCCTGATTAGAAGTTCAGATTTTTCAGTGCATTCAGTGCAGAGCCCACATCCTCAGCGTCGCGCAGGGACAGTGCGCCATAGCCCCCGGCCATGAATGCTTTGGCCTGGGTACGGGAGAGTCCGACATCACGCAGGACTCTTTCGATTTTTTTCTGTTCGGGGATTTCCCCGCGGGCCAGTGCGTTCTTGACGTCGCTGATCCGCGCCTCGTCGTTAGACGGGAATGTCACCAGACTGACTTCCCAGAGGTCGATTTCTTTCAGCAGAAAGGCTTCTTTCGTCCGGTCGTATTCCCAGTCCTTCAGGACGTACCCAATAGAAAGGCCGGTTAACGAACCGGCCTTCATGTGTGCATGTGCGCGTTTTGCCAGGGGATCATCATCAATGAGCAACCGCCCCCTGACGTAAAGCCCGACATCGTCTTCCTTCATTTCGGTGTAAACACCGATGGGCTCATCCATGCGGTGCTGCCAGAGCAGCGCAGGTAACGCTTTTCTGTCACTCCACACCCGCAGGGAAGCAGCAAATGCCCCGGACATCACCACATCATCGTGGCTGTCCTTTACACCAAAGACGGAGCCATACCCTTCAAACTCACCGGAGTCACTGACAGATTTCAGACTCAGCGGTACATCAAGACGTTGTTTCGTCTGCATTGGCGTTATCCTTCTGCTTACCGGCTTTACTGCCATCGGAGGGTTTCGTGGTCATGTTCATCGGTGTGAGATAGACATCACCACCGGGACGTGGATTCATATCTTCCAGGTCGCGGCAGTCATTGGGAGAGTAAATTCCCCAGTTGATCCCGGTGGCGTAGGCTTCAAAACGGGACTTCATATCCCCGCGCAGTAACGCCCCGGCGTTAAATTTGGCGTAATAAACGCCCTGCTTACTTTTTCGTACCAGTCCGGTGTTGATCCGCTGTTCGATGCGGGTCAGATACGGCACCAGTGAATAGTTGATAAATCCCAGCCCCAGCTCTTCGATATTGTTGAAGGTGGCGCGATCGGTGTTCTGCACCATGTGCAACGGCACACGGAACAGACGACAAATTTCTTCAAGCTGAAACTTGCGGGTTTCCAGGAACTGGCTGTCCTCTGCGTTCAACGCCATCGACTTCCAGTCCAGCCCCATCTCAAGGATCATCGGGCGGTGAGCATTGCCAAGCCCGGTGTGACGCTCCTCAAAATCTTTCTTCAGGCGCTCATAAGCCTGATCCGACAGCGTCTGCTCTGTACGCAACACACCCGACGTCACCGCGCCATTGCTGAACAGTCTGGCCCCGTGCTCTTCGGTCGCTGCCGCCAGCGATATTGCCTCGCGGGCATAGGCGATGGGATTCAGCCCCACCAGTCCGTCCAGCGTCAGCGTACGCACATGCCAGATATCCTCCTGGCTCAGTACATCCGTGGAGCCATCCGGGAATGTGACCTGATAGACCGGTTCCCAGCTACTGTTAAGCTTCGGTACCACACAGCCGGGATCGACGGGCAGCAGTTCAGCCACTTCGCCAAATGCTTTCACTTTGTAGGCGTAAAAGTTTCCCCGCAGGCACAGACAGGTGACCACCAGCTCCCAGAACTCCTGCGGCGTCATATAGCCATTGGGATGCGTGGAGATCAGCTTATGCAGACGTTCGTCAGTGGCTCTCTGCTTCAGGCTGCCGTTCAGGTGATACAGGTTGCAGGGCAACATCCCGACCGACTCCGCCAGCACCCTGACACAGGAAAAAACCGCCGTCAGTCGCATGGCCCGCTGGCTGCTGATCTGCTTTCCGGTATAGGTGTCGTAGGACAACCCGATAGCATCCGCCAGCTCTGCTGGCGTGGTCACCGGTGCGTCACTTTTTCGTTGAAATAATCCCGAAAAGAACACTATTTACCTCCGCCGACAGACGACTGTGTACGGTCGAGATATCGCGCCACCAGCCACGACCAGAACAGACACAACGCCCCGGCAACAACAAACCCCGCCGGGGGATAAATCAGCCAGGCACCATACGCCAGCAAAAGCGCCCCCAGCACGCCCACCAGAGGCGCGAGAATCAGCATGATCATAATTACCTCAGTTAAAGCGAGCGGATCCCATAGGACTCAATGTGGTCAGACAGCGTGTCTTCTTTCTCGTACAGCATGGCTCTGCCAACCGCCATAATCAGCGCAACTGCACCATCGATTTTGTTTTCCGCCTGCTCTTTGACGGGCTTCACTAAATCATCGTTACCTGGCATGTTTTTGCCGACCACATTGCCGATACACCAGGTCATGATGGGATTGCCGTCATGATGAAAGCGTCCCGATTCAATCGCTGCCTCCAGCTCTTTCATCGGGTCGGACATATTGGCGAAGTTCTGGACGATAGTAACGGGATTCAGGTCTTCATCAGCAAGGTCATGTGACAGCCCGGTCGCTCCGAAAGGGTCGATGGGTGACTCGCTGACCGGGCTGATTTTGTTCGCCGCTTTGGCCTCTTCGAGGATGTAGCGATAATCCACCTCTGCACCATCGGTAACGGTCAGAACGCCCATTTCCACCCATTTCTGAAAGCGTTCGGCTGTCCGGCGATCTTCATTTTTCTCGACGCTATACACCGTGTCATACGGTACCCAGAAACGCGGGGCCACACTGTAGTAATGCGTTTTACCGTCAATCTCGCGGGTATAAAGTCGCGCCATGCTGTTCATATCCAGCTTACGCGCCAGGTCAAAGGCCAGAATGCACGGCTGCCCCTCGAACTGCTCAAGAGTCAGTGATTTATCCTCGCAGCTCTGCCAGCTCACCAGGTTGAAATACGCCGAACGCGCCGACACCCAGATATTGAGGTGTTTTGTTTTAAAGACGTTTGCCAGACGGGCGTTATTTTTCGCACGCTGCTGCTGACTTAACAAAAATTCGCGATAAACCGACACGCCAATATTCGGATTGGCTTTTTCCAGCACCTGCGGGTCGGTCCAGTCGTCACCTTCATCAACGGTATAGATGATCCCGAACAGTTCATCGTTAGGCACCGAGCCGTTGAGCATCTCGATGACTTCCCGCCGCTTGTCGTAGCACGGCCCCTCAATGTTGTACCCGGCGGTGGTGATGGCCCACATCAGTGGCTGACGTCGCGCCCCCATCCCGGTAAGCATTGTGGTATAAAGCGCATCGGTGGCATGCTCGTGATATTCATCAACCACGGCACAGTGGGGTGATGAACCATCACCTGGGTTGCCGATCAGCGGTTCAAACCGCGCGCCATCCTCCGGACGGTTCATGTTTGAGGCGTTAACCTCAATCCCGAACGCTTCCGTCAGCATGGGTGTGCGTTTACACATCAGTCGCGCCGGGCGAAAGACTTCCCACGCCTGTTTCTCTGTCGTGGCACCGGAATACACTTCCGCGCCAAACTCGTTATCACAGGCAAAACAATACAGGGCAACACCGGCAGAGATTGCCGATTTGCCGTTCTTACGGGGGATTTCGGTATACACCTCCCGGAAGCGGCGCAGCCGGGAGCCTTTATTGACCCAGCCAAACGCGCAGCAGATCACAAAGAGCTGCCACGGCTCCAGCGTGATGGGCATCCGTTTAAATGCCCACTCACCCTTGGTGTGCGGCAACAGCTGAATAAATTTGGCGGCCCGTTCAGCCAGATCCTTGTCGAAGCGGTAACGAAACGACTTACTTTTTTCCGCCATCAGGTCATCAAGATGGCGCTGGCAGGCCTGAATCACAAACTGGCAGGCCACAATCTTTCCGCGCACGACATCCCGGGCATACTGATTGGCAGCATTTACGTTGGGGTAAGATTTCCGGCTCATGACTCGATAATTTTCAGAAACGGGTTAGTGGCTTTCTTCTTCCCCGCCAGGCCAATCAGACGCTGGCGGCTGCTGGGGTCGAGTCCGAGCATTGCCCCCGTACTGCTCATCTCGGACTCCTGTTCTTTTTTGGCGGTCAGCTCCGGATTTTTGACCATGCCGCCCATTGCACCGGTGATGGTGTTGCCCTGTCTGGCAATATTTTTCACGGCACGTCGCCAGAACTCATAGGCCACGCACCACCGCTCAAGCACCGCGAGGTCAGTCACGCACAGCAGACCCTGACCGCAGAGTTCTTTAGTTGTCAGTTGCCACATGATCGTAGCGAGAGGGAGATCTTCTTCAGCGAACCACTCCGGTGGCTCAACACCTTTGATGGGCGTAAAAACAGGTTCATCTTTGTTCAGGGCTCGCTTGCCGGGGTTTCCGGCCAGCGCCTTGCGCGCCGTTGGCTTAGGGCGACGCCCGGAACGCCCCGCCGTTCCAGCCATATGCGGCACTCCTGGTTAAATTTCATTTTTCGCGGGTATAAAAAAACGATGGGGCGGGCAGTCCGGAAGACGTCAGGCCGCAGGGATTTGACCCGCCCCTCCCCTCAGGAAGTTGAGAATCATTATCACTTCAACCGTTCACGGGCCGTCTTCGCCTTATGACACGGCCAGCACAGACTCTGCAGATTACAGTCGGCATCAGTGCCGCCATGCGCTTTAGGGATGATGTGGTCAACGGTTTTCGCTTCACGCACCACACCGGCACGCAGACATAACTGACATAAACCTTTGTCACGTTTCAGTACACGTTCACGGATAGCATCCCATTTCGAACCGTAGCCGCGCTGATGACGGGATTGTCCTGGCTTGTATTGCTTCCAGCCTTCGCTTTTGTGGCTTTCGCAGTAGCCTGACGGGTCAGTAGTGGTATGGCGGCAGCCGCGAACGCGGCAGGATTTTGGGATTCGTGGTGGCATTGAAGAAAACCCTTTGTAATAAGCATAAAAACCCCATATTGAATGGGGCTTGATGAATTACTGTCCTAAAGCACTTTTTGCCAATATTGAAGCAATTGAAGCAAACGTCGGATTTTCCAATAGCTTTTGCCAAAGGCTTTTAACCTCTGGATCATTGCAATGCTCTATAGCATCATGTAGTTGTTGAATGGTTATATTCTTTGTGATCGAATTATCATTACCGGCTTGAAAATCACCACCAGCATTAATAGCACCGTTAAACGTCAAATGGGTCGTAATCTGCTTCGGCTTCTCTTTTACATCCAATGCCTTCACTATCAATACCGCCAAATGTGAGTAGCCAGGGCAACCAACCTCGAGACTAATTTGCACCTCGTAATCAAGCACTTCAAATAGTCTTTCCCTGTCGACCATTTTTTGCACAATGATATCGCCGATATTAAATGGGCATAAGTCACTTTCAATAGGAATATACAATCGGCCTTTAGATGAGTCACGTTGACCATAATAGGTGGATGAATTAAAGGTAAAAGTATCTGGATAGAAAAATTGATCTGGTCTCATAATAGTCCCTTTTGTGTTTTGTGGATATCTCCATTAATTAGACTATTACTTTATCTCTTTTCCCAAATACATACATTCAAAATTAAGAGCATTATCACAGATAATTTCGAAGCGATATTGCAATGCCTACCCATGACCTGTATTCAACGAATACGTATCAGAGGAATACCTTGTTCGTTATCTACATGACGATAAAAATATACATCAATTTTGATTATCAATGATTCTGATATCTGACTTATCCCTATTACATTGAGCCAACGCGGATAACAAACTTACATTCAAATCAAGACTTGCACCATACGTCAGTGGGTTGGGTATAAACGGTACAGGTGTATCAGAAGTCAAGCTGACTGGTAGTGGAGTCTTCGGAATGCTCACGTAAACTGTTCGCGTACTTCCGCAACCGGTCAGCAGCGGCAGCAGGCACAGGGCGTACAGCACAATCATCATCCGCAACAGCCACTTTGATATCAGCCTGGGTTCTCTGTGACTCCAGTGCGATCTGCTGTTTTGCATGCTGGTTAGCCTCCAGAACTGTATTGACGATTTGCAGTGATTGCAGGACGTTATTGGTAATAGCGGTTGCCGATTCGGCATTTTGTACAGCCTCATCAGCACGTTTCTTTTCGCGCTGGTATTTGCTGTGGTAGTGGTTAGCTGACCAGACGAGAGAACCGAATAAAGTCAGGAGGAAAGCAGAAATAACCAGCTTATAGCGAAGTTTCATTAACCACCCCGCCAGCTTCTTTGAATTTGGCAATCAGACTATCGATCTTGTGTTCATACTGACCGTAGCCAGCACCGGGCAATGAAGCCCAAATATTGCTGCAACGGTCGATTGCCTGACGAATATTGCCACGGTCAATCATCGGTAAAGCGCCACGCTCTTTAATCTGCTGCAGAGCTACAGCGTCCTGGCTTTCTGGAGAAAAATCTTTCAGGCCAAGCTGTTTACGGTAAGCATCCCACCAGCGTGAAAGAAGCTGGTAACGTCCGGCGGCTGTTGACTTGAGTTTCGGGTTTAGCGTGACAAGTTTGCGAGGGTGATCGGAGTAATCAGTGAAGAGTTCACCACCGACAATAACGTCATAACCGTGGTTACGTGTCGGTTGTCGTCCGTTATCCGTTCCTTCTGACCAAGCCACCATATCAAGGAAAGCTTTACGCTGGGAATTTAGTACCTGCATAAATTACTCCTTAGAGCCACCAAATTTGTTACCGATTACTCGCATTGCAGCCCCACGAATAGCATCGACACCGATCAGCCCCACGCCACCACCAATGGCAACAGAAAGCGATTTAGGCCATCCGACATACTCAAGAGCGGATGCAAAGGTCAGCGTCAGAGCGCCACAGAGCAAAATCTCGAGCGTTTTTCGCTTCCAGCCACCACCACCGCCAAAATAGGCGATGCGCAAACCAGCCATAACGATCGACATAATCACTGCCCCCAGCGGTGTGTCTCCACGCCACCAGCTCTGAAACAACTCCAGCCAGTCCGGCCAGGTATTTGGGTTATGAGGCATTTCGTCATCTCTCACCTCGCGATATTTGCGGGTGCTGTGTTGGAAATAAAAAGGCCACGCAACGTGGCCACCAGAATTATTTCCCCACCAGTTCACTTACCTCTTTCACCGTCTGATTAAACCGCTCTGACTCAAGTTAAACACCTAACGCCCGACGCCCCAGCGCCATTGCTGCTTTTATTGTGGAACCGAATCCCATAAAGAAATCAGCAACCAGATCACCAGGTCGACTACTGGCATTGATTATTTGCCTGAGCATATCCGCCGGTTTCTCGCACGGATGTTTACCCGGGTAGAACTGAACGGGCTTATGCGTCCTGACATCGGTATAAGGCACGGAGACTGATACGGAGAAATAGCGCCGGTGAGATTTAAACTCATCCAGCAATTCAGACGATTTGCAATTCAGTGAATCATGAGATACCACCAACTGGTGGTAGGATTGTCTCAACTAGTGAGCTTTATACATTTAAGTGCGATGCACAGATAATAACCACGCCAATGGAATATCACACACAAAATTGATAGAACACTAACAATAAGCCACAAAATAATTCACAATTTATTTTTACAGTGGATAAGTAGCAAAGTAGTGAATGTGAATAACGGCTAACTAAGATGAAACAAAAAGCCCCACAATATGTGGGGCTCCTTCGCGATTTATAGTAAAATAATCGATTCTCTAGCTGAAAAAATCTTTAAAAATTATCAGCAATACGCAAGTTTTTTACCGTCATCCGGTACTAGTTTGATCACTACACCAGGATTCTTACGCTCTAACATCTGAGTTTGACTCCATGTAATACCAAAGGTTTCCATTGGAGATGCATTGCCAGCAAAGAGTTCGGCGACGACTTTAGCTGCCTCAATCTCTATCTGCTCATGATGTTTCATAAAAATCCCCTTGTTCAGCACTAAGCTGTAGTTGCTTCTTTGAAGCATAAAGGCAACAAAGTTTGTTACCTGAAGATGTATAAAGTAAAGCGTAGTACATTTTGTGTGTGCTTTGTGTGGATCCAGATTGCATCAACTAAAAGAGGTTTTCAATACTTTTGTAATGATTCTGGAGAAATTAAGAATCTAACTCACACTGATTGGTTAGGTAAAACGCTCCTAAGCACCATTGCGCAACCACCTCGTTCGTAATCAGCAATGTACTCAAAACCACTTTCAGTATAGTATCTTATTGCCCCATCAACTGGACTAACTAAAGCTATCGAATCAATAGATTCACCCTGAAGGTTCAGAAATCGTGCATATGCAGAGAAGCAATCCAAAACGATACCAAGCATCTGATGGTCTAGGTCTTCATGTGCATCATTACGTTTTTCCATCCAGCAAATATGCACCGCATTTTTCGGCTTACAGTAACACCCAAATGCAAATCCAATAGGCTCCCCACGATAATAAACAACTAGTTTTATCGGGTGTTCTTCCATCATATCCATAAACACTCGCGACTTTAGTCCGGGATCCCACCGCAGTTTATTGTTAGCCTTGAGGAACTCCATATCTTTTAGTACCAGCTCGTCGGCATATACGAGCCCTAACGACTTATGAGGGAAGCGCCCTTTTAAATACTCTGCAACATTTTTAAATACTGCTGTTTGGAAGGCTTGAAACATCATGTCGATCCAGACGAGACGAAAGTTTAAATTCTACCTACTCGCCGAATACCATTTCAATGCCACACATCTAAAATTCCGAAAAAAAAACCCGCACATCAGCGGGTTTTCTACTTTTTATTAAAGCCGGACACACAATGCCTATCATTGAGAAAATATTATCCATTTTTTTTGAAAAATGCAAGCATCATGTCGCCATTTTCGTCGAAAATCATTCATCTCGTCACTTTCCTCAATTGTGTCTCAGCATACGCTTCTTCCTGCCAGCACTTTGTAACCAGTTTATCAATGACATCTGCATATCCTTTGTACCACTGATAATCCGTCAGGTCTGGTACCAGCTTCTGGACATGAAGCCGCGCCAGTGTGGTTGGTAAACGGCTAAACCGGTTTCCATTGCAACGCCCACAAACCTTATAAACAGGCGTGCCATGAAGCCTGGTTCTTTTTTCATCCAGGACAATACCTTTACCCTTACACCCTCTGCACGCTGTGCTGACTTCTCCCTTACCATGACAATGCTGACACAGTTCCTTCACCCACTCTTCCTTGATAACAGATTCCCCGCTTCTGGAGTGTTTCACCACCTCGCGCAATACATCATGAAATCCAGTACCAGCACAATGCTCACAGCGAGCCTTACTTGCCGCAGACCTGGAATAATCAGCAAAGGCAAAATTCACAAGGTAAGGAATGATCTGTAGCCGGGTTTCTTCACTCAATTTGTTCAATGTCGGGTTATCCAGTGCCATCGCGTAATTGAGCAGACCTTCAATCGCAAACTGAGGATCCTGAACACCAACTTTTGCCAGGAATAAGGCAAACCCAAGCGGTGCTTTCGACTGCACCATCCCCTGCGCAGCCATTACATCTGTAATTGTTAAACCACCAGAGCCTGTCGCCGGTGCGTCATCGCTCAATTTTGGAGATTTTGGGGAGTAATATTTCGGTAAGGCTTCAAGGTTCATGCTCGTTCTCCACTTACGCCAGTACGCCTATTGCCAGCGCACGATCGATAAAACGAAATATCAGCTCCAACTGGGAGCCATACTTCTCTTCAAATGCCACGGTATCCGCATGCAGCTCGTCGTGATGCTTTCTGCACAAAGGCAACACAAAGAGGTCATGCGCTTTTGTACCCATTCCTCCCTGACCGTGACCTATCAGGTGGTGGGGATCATCAGCAGGCTTTCCACAACATGCACACGGCTGTGTCTTAACCCAGCGCGTGTACTTTTCATTAACCCAGCGGCGACGTTTTGGGCGTAACATAAAAGACTCCGGCGACTCAGGATCCACTTTCAGCGCCAGCACCTTTTTCGCTTTATCCTGGATGATGCTGGTGGCAGGAACCGAAGGCACAAGGTCACTTTCCCGGGTAACAGACGGCACAACAGGCTTCGGTAATCTAAGTGCCTTACGGGCTGCACTTTCCGGTAAGGCATCCGCCAGGTCATTACGAATCAGCCACCAGCACAGTTCCGGCATTGTCACAACGTGACTGTCATCAAAACCGAGATCCCGACGCACAACAGACAACACCCAGCGGGCACAGTTATCCGTTGCCATTGATTCCAGCCGTTCCGTGAACTGATCGCGCAGCTGGTTATCGCAGTGCCAGCACAGACGGATTGCGCCCGGAGCGTGTCGCATTGTGGTCATGTTCTCGCTGTGCCAGTCGGAATGAGGCCACTGGCAGCCTTTTTCACGAAGTAACCAGCTTTCAAGACATTCCACGCCACCAGCACGACGGATCACTGCCTCATTGCGGAACACGGCCCGAACGGCAGGATCATCCGCCAGCGGTTGTGATGCCGCCGGAACGGCACCACTGGCGAAAGATGAATAACGTTCCGGCTCAGGCTCCAGCAGGACACGCCCCTGCATAAACAGGGGCATCAGCTCTGAACCTGGCCTGAACAATACGATCCCCATACGCGGGGCAATTTCAGGAGTCAGTAGTGCTCTCACGGTCACCTCAATGAACGGTATCGAGCAGCTTTAACAGCTCAGGGAATCGGGATTCGAAGAAATGCGGCTGCGTCTCGCGCGGATTTGCGGGACTGGTGATGTTCTTGCCGAACATGCAGCCTTTCGCTGTCAGCGACCAGAATTTTTTGATGTTGTTAATCGCGGTACGGCTGTATCGTTCGCGTTGTTCAACGATCCCCAGCTTCGCCATCTGGTGATATGCCTGATTAGCCGTCAGGCGGATACCATACTGCTTCAGCAGTGCACTCAGCGACAGCGTCGGGCGGCTTGAGCCATCAGGCGCGTCAGCAGGTGCATCAATGGCATAGCGCGGTGCCAGATTCGGTAAGCCAACAGCCTCCTGGAGTTTCTGACAGGCACCAAGCACTGAAGAGTTAGACAGATTTAATTCCCGGCGCATAAAGTCCAGCAGAATCACACCAGCCTGCATCTTGTCAGCAGCCTGTCCGGATAATTTTTCCGGTGCGCTGGTTACCATGTCGAAAGTACGGATCACCTTAAGATGGAATGACGGGCTTATCCACATTGCATAGGCATACACCAGTTCTTTGCAGACATACGTCCCCTGGTTATTTCCGCCACGAATAACGTTAACTGGCTCTATATTGACCGAGTTGCAAATCTGCAACTCGCTTATTAAACGTTCAGTTTGCTCATTGCGGAGCCAGAATGCAGGCTTATGCTTATCCAGAGAACCGGCAGCCCTGTGAAGATCGTTCAGGCTGTAACGACCATAAGCATCACGACGAACTTCAATACCATCAATGACCATCAGATTATTCATACTTCGTTTCTCCTCTTGATCAGGCGGCTGCACCCGCCGTTTTCTCGTACTTACTGATAGTGATCTCGACCTTCCCTTCCGGGATAACCGGTCCCCACTCCACCAGCATTCTTTTCACCTGACTGTCGTCTTCCCACACCCCCGCGTGGGTCAGGGCGTCAAACAGCGCCTTGTTATAGTTGTCCAGATCGCGGATCCGGTTATCCGGTGGAAACAACACGATCTCCACTGCAGCAGGTGCCGACGTTGGTTTCGGCAGACGACGTAACTGCTCAACTATTGCTGCGCACGCCGCGCTCTGGAATTTTCGCCCCGCCGCGCTTATCAGGCTCTTACCAGCAAACGCCCCTTTGTTGGGGTGTCGCCAGTACGTGTTCACGCTGGGCGGAAAAGGCAGAATCAGCTTCATACTTTCAGGCCCCTCTCATGTAACCAGTGGGCTGCACGCAGCCTGGCGTTTTCCTCACCGGCAAGCAGTGAGCGGATAATCCCGACCGCCTCGCTGTCGTCGTCCTTCACCGCGGTATGAAGCGTTATCCCCCGGGCCACGCCACGCTTTATCGTGATGACGCCTTTTTTCTCCAGCACACGAAGATGCTCCACCGCTGCATTCACCGAACGGTATCCCAGCATGGTTGCCACCTCCTGATTGGTTGGCGGGAAACCACGTTCTTTCTGATAAGAAATCAGCATATCCAGCACCTGCTGCTGGCATTGAGTTAACGTCGTCATGCCGCCATCTCCCTGACCAGTTTTTCCGCCTGCTGACGAACCTGCTCCAGAAACGCCTCACCACATGCCTCAAGTTCATCGCGCCCGATGTAGCTGATTGCCGGTCCCTTCCAGGTCTTGTCGAAAACAGCAATAGCACCAGCGAAGAAAGCGCCTGTCGGCACCTGCTTCTCATCCTTCGGGATAAACCAGGCAGGCAGTTCAAAACCAATACGCCCGCGAATAAAAGCAATATGATCTGCATCTTCCGGCCACCACACTTCGCTGGTGGCAGCTTTGATCAGGAAAACATAGCGCCCGCCCTTATCACGCATGGCACTGGCATGTTTCATGATGTAACGCATGCCGGTGATGTATTGCCCCTCATGCTGACTGGCGCGGCTGTATGGGGGATTACCAAAGGCAGCACCTTTAAGCTCCGCAAGACGTTCTGACCAGTCATGCGCCAGCGCGTTGTCTTCCGCCGTGTAATACGCGGCACATTTGGCGTTATCACCGTCAGTAAAAAGATCCAGAACAAACGGGCCAAACAGAGTGTTAATTCCCCAGAAAATGTTATCCGGCGTGCGCCACTGATCGCCCACTTCCTTCAGTTCATGGGCTGGTTTGTTCCGTAGTTCCACCAGCGCCTGGCAATATTTATTACTCATTAAGCCCCCACGTAATTCCCTGACAGATACCACTCATCACTCGATACAGCGCGCTTGCTGCTTTTCCGTAAACACTGCTCACGACGCGCCAGAAAATTGTTTCGTTCTGGCTGGGAGTGGCTTTCACGGAATGCCGCCATCCACACCGTTGCAGCACGACGGTATAAGCCCCTGGACTCCAGTTCTTCCGCCTGGCGGGTCAGGCACAAAATCACCCGGGGATCGTTAGTGCCGACATAGAAATTGCGCACAGGTCTGGTTTCACGAACTGGTTGTGGTTCCGGCTCCTGCGCTCTCTCAGTCAGGCGCGGGAAATGTCTGCGTGTATCTCCTTCACAACGGTGAGCCACACGCCCACTCTGACGTAACTTGCTTGCAGACTGCAGAACGCGCTGCCGTGAGTAACCTGCAAAAGCATCCGCAATGTCTCCGGAAGTACACCCCGGATGGGCTTCAATGAATTTCTGAACGTCATTTAACAGACTCATGATCACCCCCTGAATCCTGCCGGGATCTGGCTGTAGTCCACGTTGTCGTAACTGGATTTGAAGTACGGGTCTTCGCGTTTTTCGGTGTACGTGCTGACGGACGGTGATAAGCGCAGGGAAAGCTCATCCCATTTTTCCCGCAACTTCGACGGGCTGAGCACGTTACGGCACCAGAACGGATCGCGGCTGACGCGGCTGTACATCTCGCAGATTTGTTTGTGAGTACGACCATCCTGCACACACATCAGGCGAATTTCGTTTGCCCAGGCTGTCCAGTTCGGTTCTTTGGGACGAACCACCTCGCCGTCACATTCGGCGGCTTGCTCGTACAGGGCGATGATTTTTTTCCAGAGCCACTGTGCGCAGGTCAAATCATCCTGCGTTCCCCACTGGCGCTTTTTAGGGCTGAATACAACCGCATCAGGATGGCGAGTTAAAAAATCCTGTTCATCCGTCTGCGTGTCCGGTTGCGAAGCGTCCGGACGAGAAGGTTTTTTATCTGACGGATCATGTTTTGATTTTACTGACGGATCCCCGCCAGATTCTGACGGGTGAAAACCCGCTTTTTTGCCAGATTTCGACGCATCAAATTTTGACGGGTCAGATTTTGATGCGTCAGATTTTGACGGGTCAGAATCTGACAGTTGAGAAAATGCCGCTGCCTGAAGCTTCGCAACGTTAAGCTGATAAACATTCGACGCATTGCGGTTACCCTGGCGACGCGCCTTACGCGTTAACCAGCCTTCTGCTTCCAGCCGTGCGATAGCCGTCCTGACGGTACTCATCCCCGCGCCAATCTGACGGGCAATAGTTTCAATTGATGGCCAGCACACACCTTCGTCATTACTGAAATCAGCCAGGCGGGCCATAATTGCCACGCTGGATAATTTCATGCCTGATGCAGCGCAACCATCCCATACATAGCCGGTTAATTTAGTGCTCATGACCGACCTCTATTTCCCTGAATTTACGACGAAACTGTTCGAGCGGGCTGAAGCACTCATGCTCATAGCCTTCGCGGAGGTAGATAACTCGTTGTGTTTCCGGCTCCCAACGAATGACTCTGACGGGCACTCCGTAGTGATCTTTGAACCAGCGGTTAACTTGTCGCAAAGGACTGTCTCCTTCTGCCGGTTGAAATCACCCACAGCCCACTCAGCAAAGCTGTGGGTTACAATTTCCCTGTCACCTGGTACATTAACTGCATAGCAATACTCCACCTTCGCTTTTCCACCCGGTACAGGAAGCGCAATCAGTTGCGAGCGACGGTAGTGTGTTGTTAAACTGTTCATGCGTTAGTTTCTCCACAGTCACGACACGCCACGGCGCCCGGAGCTGCACACTCGCGGGCGTCATTACTTTCTGAAATGCAAAAGATTTTGTAGACCAGTGCTGCATGCTCCTGCAGCTTCGAAATTGAGAGATACAGCTCGTCGTTAATTGCTGTCTTCTCATGCGGTTCCACCACACCGTCTTCGATTGCCGAACGAATCTGTCTGGAATAACTGCCAATCTGTTCAATGACTTCCAGCAGGCGCTGGTTAATATCGGCGTTGTCCACATCCTCGACGTCAGGAAGAGACACAAAGACGCCATTTGCAGACTGCGCCACAGCGTCAGCAATGAAGTGAGTTCCACCAGCACGTTGCAAAATCATTGCCCATCCCAGCGGGAAAATCTGATCGCCATCGGCACGAAGGCGGTTAAATAATGCGTTTTCTGTTACATCCAGCCAGTCAGCTGCTTCAGCGTAACCACCCGGCAACGCTGCGATAGTTTTTCTGACAGCTTTCACGTACCACTCAGGCTGTTTTTCTACTTTCCAGTGATGCTTACCCACGGTTAGCCTCATCGTTCTGTGGTTTCTGTTAATCGATTTATCCATTAGATTTTTCATAAAGCTCAGGTTTAAATGGCAACCGTCCGCAAGTTCTATATGCAGCTTCTGCTGCACGTCCTTTTGGAATTAACTGGCCCGGACGGTTTCGCCACTGATAAACGGCTTCAGTTGTTATGCCGAAAAAAGCAGCAACTTTCTCAATACTGCCGAAGTAGCTTTCGATATCGTCAGTTGTCATACGCCCTCCAAACTAAGTTTTATTAGATGCTAATTACAAATCTATCTTTGGTCAATAAAAACTAAGATTACTTAGCAATTCAAGAAATGGTGCTCCTATGGAAACGGTTGGTCAGCGTATAAAAGCTCTGAGAAGAGTTACCGGAACGTCCCAGAAAGAATTGGGTAAATTTTGTGGAGTAAGCGACGTTGCTGTGGGGTACTGGGAGAAAGACATCAATACCCCTGGTGGGGAGGCACTTTCGAAATTAGCGAAGTTCTTCAATACGTCAATAGATTACATTCTTTATGGTGCTGAGTTTGAAGGCAAACTCGTCACAAACATGCGCAGAGTTCCTGTAATATCGTGGGTTCAGGCTGGGCAGTTTACTGAGTGCAGGGCAGCAGAAGTGTTTAGTGAAGTGGACAAGTGGGTAGATACATCATTAAAGATTGGTGATAACTCATTTGCATTAGAGGTTAAAGGTGACTCCATGACTAACCCTAATGGCCTCCCAACAATACCAGAAGGCGCAACAGTGATTGTAGATCCAGATGCAGAACCTCGTCATGGAAAAATAGTCATCGCTCGACTTGATGGAACAAACGAAGCTACAGTAAAAAAATTAGTCATCGATGGCCCTCAAAAGTTTTTAGTGCCATTAAATCCTCGGTATCCCAACATCCCTATCAATGGTAATTGCCTTATCATTGGTGTAGTCAAAGGAGTTCAATACGAACTCTAAGACCTCTCTTCTCTAACTAAGGCACCGAACTAAGAAAAGTTTGGTGTTTTCTCTTGCCATAATAACTAAGTTAAGTTAGATTTTATATCAAAGATAACGAACAGGCAGGACGCCCACGAAGTAGCCGCCTGGGGCATATGAAGTCCAGGATGATTCGTTGAGTCATGTTGTGCCACCAGGCACTCATGTTAAAGCAGGTGTATGAAATGAAAGTCCAGATTTTAAACAATAACTGTGAAGTCGTTTGGTCATACGACATAGCCGCCCCTGTAGATCAGAGCGGCGATAGCTGGACCAATGGGAAACATCAGATTATGGCTGGAGTTGTGTTCTCTTTACGCCGTGCTTTGGAACAGGCTGAAGTATTTCCATCAGACCCTGAATGGAAATGGCCTTTTTCTATTTGTCCAAATTCGGAGAGCACATTTCAGAAAATTGGTCAGAAAGTCGCACTCGAAGAGCATCAGCCAACTGTTTCCTGATTTTTTCAGGTAACTCGTCGGCATCGCAGAAACAACAACGCTCGATCATGTTGAAAGCCGATTCGTAGAACTGTTTCTGCTGAGTGTCGCTGAGACAGGAAAAGAGCGACGTTACGATGATTTTATTAATTGCATTATCAAGTTCTTTTTCATCAAAAGTCATTTGATTTTCCTTTTATGTATACGCGCTTAAAAGGATACCACCGAGCCTGAAGTGGTGAAAAGACAGGCACATAACAGCTAAGTATTTTCAACCAGAGAGAATCCTTAGCGTTGTGGTGAATGCGGCTCAGCGCACGCGGGTTAAGGTTGAGGCTGACAGTCGACCTTCTGTGGATACCCACCCGCCTGGTGTGCAACCTTCGCCAGGCACCGGGAGGCTCCCGGCACCACAACTTTATGCTGTGTGTAGTCTTGGCGGTACCAGCTTGTACCCTTGCTTCCGGCTGGTACCGTCCTTTTTACAAAACAGAGAAGAGCATCACCGGACGACGGGCTCATAACCCAATCCATCCGGGCGGCTGCCACCGCAGGTGTTCTTCTCTGTTTTGTGGAGAAACTAACCGCCCCTACGGGGGCATTTATGGAAATGTAATTGACTCAATAATCGCCGGACGGTGAGGGCTTCCTTTTACCCGAATTCAGCGCGGTGCAGCGCATATACGTGGAGAACAAAATGTCATTTATTAAAACTTTTTCCGGGAAGCATTTTTATTATGACAGGATAAATAAAGACGACATCGATATTAACGATATCGCGGTTTCCCTTTCAAATATCTGTCGCTTTGCCGGTCATCTTTCGCACTTCTACAGCGTCGCCCAACATGCGGTTCTTTGCAGCCAGCTGGTGCCGCAGGAATTTGCTTTTGAAGCGTTAATGCATGATGCAACAGAAGCGTATTGCCAGGACATTCCCGCACCACTGAAACGCCTTCTTCCTGACTATAAACAAATGGAAGAAAAAATAGACTCCGTAATCCGTGAGAAATACGGATTACCCCCAGTTATGAGTACGCCCGTGAAATATGCCGATCTCATCATGCTGGCAACCGAACGCCGCGATCTCGGGCTTGATGATGGCTCTTTCTGGCCTGTACTGGAAGGTATCCCGGCAACAGAGATGTTCAACGTGATTCCACTGGCACCGGGCCATGCCTACGGGATGTTTATGGAACGCTTTAACGAGTTATCGGAGTTACGCAAATGCGCATGAATGTTTTCGAAATGGAAGGGTTTCTTCGTGGGAGATGTGTACCGCGAGATCTGAAAGTAAATGAAACAGATGCTGAATACCTGGTGCGTAAATTCGATGCGCTTGAAGCTAAATGTGCAGCACAGGAAAACAAAGTAATACCAGTGTCAACTGAACTGCCACCAGCAAATGAAAGTGTTTTGTTATTCGATGCTAACGGAGAAGGCTGGCTAATTGGCTGGCGTTCTCTCTGGTACACCTGGGGACAAAAAGAAACCGGAGAATGGCAGTGGACATTTCAGGTCGGGGACCTTGAAAACGTCAATATCACTCACTGGGCAGTAATGCCAAAAGCACCGGAGGCTGGAGCATAATGACCACTTTTACCGACAAAGAACTGATTAAAGAGCGTATCAGCAGCCTTGACGTGCGAGACGATATTGAGCGCCGTGCTTATGAAATCGCACTCCTATCTCTGGAAGTAGAACCAGATGAACGCGAAGCTTATGAATTATTCATGGAAAAGCGTTTCGGTGACTTAGTAGATCGTCGGAGAGCAAAAAACGGCGATAACGAATACATGGCATGGGATATGACTCTCGGTTGGATCGTCTGGCAGCAACGAGCTGGTATCCATTTTTCAACAATGTCACAGCAAGAGGTGAAATAATGGAGCCATACAGCCTCACACTCGATGAGGCCTGTCATTTTCTCAAGATATCCAGACCGACTGCCATTAACTGGATACGCACAGGGCGTCTTCAGGCAACACGCAAAGATCCCACTAAGAATAAATCTCCTTACCTCACAACACGACAAGCCTGCATTGCGGCTCTTCAGTCTCCGCTGCATACTGTCCAGGTGAGCGCGGGTGATGGCATAACAGAGGAAAGAAAATGTCACTCTTCCGCAGAGGTGAAATATGGTACGCCAGTTTCACATTGCCGAACGGTAAAAGATTTAAACAGTCTCTTGGAACAAAGGACAAAAGGCAGGCGACAGAACTCCATGACAAGCTAAAGGCTGAAGCATGGCGGGTCAGCAAACTTGGTGAAATACCTGATATAACGTTCGAGGAAGCGTGTGTCAGGTGGCTTGAAGAGAAAGCACATAAAAAATCACTGGACGATGACAAAAGCCGGATCGGATTCTGGCTTCAACATTTCGCAGGAATGCAACTAAGAGACATTACTGAATCAAAAATTTATTCAGCAATGCAGAAAATGACGAACCGGCGTCATGAGGAAAACTGGAGACTCAGGGCAGAAGCATGCAGAAAAAAAGGGAAACCTGTTCCAGAATACACGCCAAAACCAGCGTCCGTTGCAACGAAGGCTACGCATCTTTCATTTATAAAGGCCCTACTAAGAGCCGCAGAGCGTGAATGGAAAATGCTGGATAAGGCACCAATTATTAAAGTGCCTCAACCAAAGAATAAACGGATCCGCTGGCTGGAGCCCCATGAAGCACAAAGGCTGATTGATGAATGTCCGGAGCCATTAAAGTCTGTTGTTGAATTTGCACTGGCAACAGGCTTAAGACGCTCGAACATCATCAACCTTGAATGGCAACAAATAGACATGCAGCGCCGGGTGGCATGGATAAACCCGGAAGAGAGTAAATCAAACCGCGCAATTGGCGTTGCGCTGAATGATACTGCATGTCGCGTTTTGAAAAAACAAATCGGGAATCATCACCGTTGGGTATTTGTGTACAAGGAAAGCTGTACCAAACCAGACGGAACGAAAGCGCCAACAGTAAGGAAGATGCGGTATGACGCAAACACAGCCTGGAAAGCGGCGCTGAGACGGGCTGGTATTGATGATTTCAGATTTCACGACTTGAGACACACCTGGGCAAGTTGGCTGGTTCAAGCCGGAGTCCCGTTGTCAGTGTTACAGGAAATGGGAGGCTGGGAGTCTATCGAAATGGTTCGTCGATATGCTCACCTTGCACCTAATCACCTTACCGAACACGCACGGCAAATAGACTCGATCCTGAACCCATCGGTCCCAAATTTGTCCCAGTCAAAAAATAAGGAAGGTACTAATGATGTGTAACTTATTGATTTAAATGGTGCCGATAATAGGAGTCGAACCTACGACCTTCGCATTACGAATGCGCTGCTCTACCAACTGAGCTATATCGGCCCTGAAAGGACATGTTCACGAACGTGAATCACGGTGGACAAGGTTAAAACTAACCGGGCGATGCGTCAATGGCCTTGTGAATCAGATGGCTACTTTTGCATCACCCGGTTTTATTTACGCACGAATGGTGTAATCACCAATGCCGATCCACTTGTAAGTGGTCAGTGCTTCCAGCCCCATTGGGCCACGCGCGTGGAGTTTTTGTGTGCTTACCGCCACTTCCGCACCCAGACCAAACTGGCCGCCGTCGGTAAAACGCGTAGAGGCGTTAACGTAAACAGCGGACGAATCCACTTCGTTAACAAAACGCTGGGCGTTGCGCATATCGCGGGTCAGGATCGCATCGGAGTGTTGTGTGCCGTGTTCACGAATATGGGCGATGGCATCGTCAAGATCGCTGACGATTTTGACGTTCAAATCTAATGACAGAAACTCATCGTCATACTCTTCGGCTTTAACAGCAACCACCTTCGCAGGGCCTGCCTGCAACTGCGCCAGTGCAGCTGCATCTGCGTGTAATGTCACGCCGCTTTCCGCCATTTGTTTGCTTAATGCGGGCAGGAAGCTATCGGCGATGTTTTTATTCACCAGCAACGTTTCAACCGTATTACATGTGCTCGGACGCTGAGTTTTCGCGTTGACGATCACTTTTAATGCTTCAGCGATCTCTACACTTTCATCAACGTAAATATGGCATACGCCTATACCACCTGTGATCACCGGGATTGTCGACTGTTCACGGCACAGTTTATGCAAACCAGCGCCACCACGCGGGATCAGCATGTCGATGTATTTATCCATACGCAGCATTTCACTGACCAGCGCACGGTCAGGATTATCAATCGCCTGCACGGCACCCGCCGGTAAGCCGCAGGATTTCAGGGCGTCCTGAATCACCGCCACCGTTGCAGCGTTAGTGCGACACGTTTCTTTGCCACCGCGCAGGATCACCGCATTACCGGTTTTCAGGCACAGCGAAGCGACATCAACCGTCACGTTCGGGCGCGCTTCATAAATCACGCCAATAACCCCCAGCGGTACGCGACGACGCTCAAGACGCAGACCGCTGTCCAGTACGCCGCCATCGATTACCTGCCCCACCGGATCGGCGAGGTTGCACACCTGACGTACATCGTCGGCAATGCCTTTCAGCCGTGCGGGCGTCAGTGCCAGACGGTCAAGCATCGCTTCGCTAAGGCCATTGGCTCGCGCGTCAGCAACATCCTGGGCGTTAGCGTTGAGGATGATTTCGCTTTGTGCTTCCAGTTCATCGGCGATTTTTTCCAGCACGCGATTTTTTTCGCGGCTGGAGAGTTGCGCTAATTTATACGAGGCTTGCTTCGCGGCAATGCCCATTTGTTCCAGCAT